TTCATCTCAATTGGTGATCGTGACGAAGGTGGCTTGCCACTGCCGTCAACCCGCACATGCTTTGCATTCCACAAGGATGCAATGGGTATGGGTATCGGCATGAACCAAAAGAGTGAAATTAACTACGTTCCTGAGAAAACGTCGTTCCTTGTGTCTTCAATGTTCTCCGCTGGCGCGGTTGCCATTGACGATGAAGGCATCGTCAAGATCTCTTGCACCGAATAGAAAGGAGTGTAGAAAATGGCTTTCTCTTCAGCAGGATGGAATGTTATTGGTGCCGCTAAATCAGGCAATGCACCTAGCATTTACACTTACACATCAGTGGACGCAATTGCTGATGTGAACACATCTGGTTATTTCAATGACCTGTCAGACACAGTGGCAGTCGGCGATATCATTTTTGTTCACGACAGCAACACACCAACAATGTCAATTGTTATGGTTGCGTCTAACGCATCTGGTGTAGTCGATGTGACTGATGGCACAGCTATCAGCATGACCGACAGCGACTAATCCTAGTGGGGCGGGGAAACCCGCCCCCCTTACCCTTATTGGAGTAGTGGATGGCGACTGGCGATACAAAACTGTCAATATGTTCTGATGCTTTAATTATGCTGGGGGCCGCGCCCCTTTCGTCATTTTCCGATGGGACAGACGAGGCACAAGTAGCTGACAGGCTTTATGATGATATCCGCGATACTATCTTGATGCAGTACCCATTTAGCTGGTCTGTAAAAAAGGTCAAGCTAGGTAGGTTATCAACTACACCAATAAACGAGTGGAAATATATTTATGCTTTGCCGGGTGACATACTTGGCAACCCAAAGGCCGTATTTAACGTAGGAACCACTAGCGCTCTGCCAGTCAGGGACTTTGAGATCTACAGTTCTGGTTTGTATACGTCATACGAAGAGGTTTGGATTGATTACCAGTATACGCCAGATCCTAGTGTGTTCCCGCCATACTTTGTTAAATTATTAAAGACAGCGCTGGCCGCTGAGTTCGCAGAGCCAGTGACAGATCAAATCACAAAAGGCGATTATTATCACAACAAAGCATATGGCTTGCCATCAGAAAATATGCGTGGTGGCTTGATGCGTGTTGCTATCAATATTGATGGCGCGGATCGCCCGGCTCAAGTTATACAAGAGTTTCCAATTTCTGACATAAGGTTCTAGCATGAGCCGTATAATCCAGATCCAGAATGATTTTACCAGCGGCGAGCTAGATCCAAAGCTACGCGCTCGCACTGACATTGATCAGTATCAGTCTGGTTTGGAAACTGCGAGTAATGTTGTAATTCAGCCACAAGGTGGCGCGAAGCGGCGCGACGGTACAAAGTTTATTGCGAACCTTGACAGTGGCGCGTTTGACGCAACCCGAATGGTTTCGTTTGAATTTAGTGTTACAGACAGTTACATGTTGGTGTTTACGCCAAACAAAATGTATGTGTTTAAGGATGGCGTACAAATCACAAACATAAATGCGAGTGGTGACGATTATCTAACACTGACTGGTTTTACATCTAGTCGCTTACCAGAAATTAACTGGGTGCAAAGTGCCGACACAATAATTTTTGTGCATGAAGATATGCGCCCAAGAAAAATTGTTAGGGGTGCGACTGATGCGGATTGGACGCTTAGTACAATTGATTTTGATCACGTTCCTCTTTATGCGTTTGAACTTGATGTGCATAGTCCGCAGTTTACGATTACACCATCGGCAACCATTGGCAATATTACCATCACCGCCAGCGCTGTAACGACAGACACTGGCACCGCGCAGGCTGGCGGTGCTGATACAATTACATTGAAAGCGGCTACCAGTTTTACGTTGGACGATGAGCCAAATGGTATGTTTATTGAAATTACCGCTGGCACCGGGTCAGGCCAAAAGCGCCACGTTGAGGATTACGTTGCATCAACAAAGGTTGCCACGGTGTATCCGGCTTGGGATACAGAGCCAGATGCCACATCACAATATAAGATTGAAGCCTTTAATGACTCGGCTGTTGGTGAATACGCTGTTGTTGCCAATGGTTTTGGACGTGCGCGTTATGTAGAATATGTCAGCGCCACCGAAATGAAAGCATATGTCGAAATACCGTTTTTCGACACAACTGCTATAACGGCGGGAAACTGGAACAGCGAACACGGTTATGAAGAGGTCTGGTCAACCACACGCGGTTGGCCGCGCAGTGCAACTTTTCACGAGGGGCGGCTGTTCTTTGGTGGTAGTAAGTCACGCCCATCAACGCTTTGGGGTAGTCGGGTATCCGACTTTTTTAACTTTGATCCGGGTGAGGCGCTTGATGATGCGGCCGTTGAGGCCACGTTAGACACTGGCACATTTAACGCGATTGTTGATATCTACTCTGGCAGGCACTTGCAAGTCTTTACAACAGGCGGCGAGTTTTATGTGCCACAGTCACTCGACGATCCAATCACCCCAAGCAACTTAATTGTAAAACAGCAAACCTCGTTTGGCATCAAGGCTGGCGTCAGAGTGCAAAACATTGACGGTTCAACCCTGTATGTCCAGCGCCAAGGCAAGTCACTACAAGAATTTATTTACAGCGACACAGTTCAAGCCTACACGTCAGCCAGAATATCTTTGTTGTCCTCGCATTTGTTGAAAGACCCGGTTGATATGGTTGTGCGTAAAGCAACCAGCACCGATGAGGGCGACAGATTGCTGATTGTAAACGGTGACGGTAGCATTGCCTGCTACACATTGTTACGCAGTCAAAACGTCATTGCGCCATCTGAGTGGATAACCAGAGGTAATTTTTTAAATGTTGGCGTTGATGTTGATGACATCTATACAATTGTTGAACGCACAAAGAACTCAACAACAATACAATATACTGTTGAGGTGTTTGACCCAGACGTGTTGTTGGATGCGTCAGTCACGGGCGGCGCGGCATCGTCAGCCGCGGTTGAACATATGGAAGGTGAGACAGTGTCAATCATCCGCGACGGTATCGTTGAGCCTGATCAAGTCCCGGCCATTGGTGCGCCAGCTACTGTCACATTTGCAAGCCCTGCGACAAGCAGTTATCAAGTTGGTTTAAACTTTACTCCATCTGTTAAAACACTGCCTGTCGAGCCGCGCCTATCAAGCGGGTCATTGAAAGGATTTAAGAAGCGCATATTTGAGGTCAATGCAGAATTGTTTGAGACGCAGTCTTTGACGATTGACAGCAAGACGATTTCATTTAGGCAATTAGGCGAAAGTGTGCTTGATGATCCAGTGCAAGAGTTCACTGGTATAAAAACGCTACATTCTATGTTAGGTTATAACTACGATGGTCAAATTACAATTGGTCAAGACGTGCCACTAAAAATGACATTGCTTGGCATTGATTATAAAGTGAGTGTTGGACAATGAGTGCAGGCGGTGCATTACTTGCAATTGGTGGCTTACAAGCATTTGCTTCCTATCAGGCGGCAAGAGCGCAAGCAAAAGGATTGGCGGCGCAATCAACTATGGCGCGTCTGCAAGGTCAGCAAGAGGCGTTAAAATACAAACAACAGGGCGTCGCTGTTTTAGATAATATTTTACGCACCAAAGCCGCAGTCAATGCGCGTAAATCCGCTGGCAATGTTGACCCGTTTAGCGGATCTGGTTTGAGCCTGATGAATTTTGCACAAGCCACTGGCACCCGTGAATATGCAATGGCAGAGAATAATGCGCTGATTGCATTGCGCGGTGGCGAAATGCAGGCCGGGATGTACATGACGCAAGCAACAGCAACGATGAGGGCTGGGTTATTGCAAGGTCTTGGAGCATTCGGGCAGGCTTATGCAACAAAATCTTTAATTGGCAACCAGCCAATTCTAGGGGCTTAGATAAATGGCTGAAGCACCAAAATACAGACCACTAGGCGTTAGCGTAGCAACTATGCCAGCTATTAATTACGCCGCCGCTGGGCAGGCGCAGGCGCGTGTCTATGATCAGTTGAACCGTGGCCTAGACGTTATGTTTAAGTTTGCCGCAGAAAAAGCAACGGCGCAGGCCAAGCTTGACGCGGCGCAGTTTGCATTTGAAAACCCAGTCACGGCAGAGCAATTAGAAATAGCCGTAGCAGAGGGTCGTGACATATCTGAGATTGTCGGCGATCAAACCACAGTATTTGGTAGCGTCACAGCGGCCAGCTACGCAACACAGTTGTCAACTGAGTTAAACAAAGAACTAACAAAAAAGATCAGCGCGTATGATGCACAGATCGCCGCTGGTTTGTTTGTTGATCCTGACGCAATGCAAACAGATCTGACTGCAATGATTGCCGGACACGGTGACCTTGTCGCCCAGATAGATCCATCAGTCGGACTTAAATACAACGCATCCGCAAACGCATCAGCGTCTGTTGTTTATAAAGCGGCACTTGAACACAAATTAAAAATGGGTCAGGCCGTTCTAAAAGACGGTGCCAATGCTATGATGGACGCACTGCCAAATGCTGTTAAATCTATATTTGCAAGTCACAAGGGTGATTATGTTGCGACTATGGGCCTGATTGCCAATGAGGTAAAGAAAACAGATGATGCAATCATTGCGACTGGCGATTATGCGTTTATCCAATCTGGCCGGGAAAGTTTGCGTGATGTTGTTGAGCAACAGCAAATAAACGTGTTGACTGACATTGCTATGAAAAGTGATGAGGCAATGTCTGCCGCTCTTACAATGGGCAACTTTGGTTCAGACCACACAGATTTGTTTTTAAATCTAGATGATGATGGCAAGGCCAAGGTAAGGGAAGCAATACGAACCCGCCGTGACGCAAAGATAAATGATGACAAAGTCACAAGAACTTTGAAATCTGAGCAGGCAAAGAAAGACGCGCATTCACTTATGGTGGTTATGCAAGACAGCGAATATCAAGGCAATGAGTACAATGAGGCTGTTGATGGGTTGCAAAGAATTGCTATGGCCTATCCAGATGCTGTCACGCCATCAATGATCACATCATTAGACAGCGCGTTAGATCCAACAAAAACAGAGGTGCCAAACTACGTTGGCGAGTTTGAGATACGGCGCAGAATATTGTCTAGTAAATTGCAAACGCCAGAAGATGTTAAGAATGCCGCAACCGAACTTAATGTCAGCGCAAAACAAATGATCCAAATTTTGCCGCTTTTGGAGACAAAGCGCAAAGAGGTTGAAAGCATTGTTGATAAATCGGCTAGATCTTATTCTAAGATTGTGCCGGGATCTGACCCGACTAGGGATCAGTCAGCCGCTTACTATAATTTTCTTCGCCAAGTCGATCAGCGGCATGAAACGGCTGTTGCTGAGTGGCAAGCTAACGGTGAAGTCGGGCCACGCCCATTGCGCTCTAGCGCGTCTAAGGGGCTTGAATTAGAGTTGCGTCAGAGCGTTGAGCAAACAAACCTTGATAAAGAGGTTGCCTTCTTAACCCAAAGATTTGGGCCTGATGGCACAACACCTTTAAACATAACGATCACAGAATATACAACAGAAGCCGAAATAAGGCAGGCATTGATAGACGCCGGGTATGAGGGCAGAAAGTTAGATAATTTGCTTACCCCTGTTGCCGGAATTATCTATAGAATTAAAGAGGCTAGAAATAAGAGGGATGCGCTAAATGACTGATGAATTTGCACAAGCGCATGATGATTATCACGCATCAAAAGTTATAGTGCAGACGCCGCCACAGCCTGCAATGGCTATGCCGTCTGAAACAGATACGCCAGCCCCGACAGCGCCAGAGGCAACAGAAAAGCAATTACTGCTTGACCCAAAGTTTGCGGCGGCGGCGCGTGAAGTTTACATGCTATTTGAGGGTGAACCATTTGATGGCGATGATAAGATGGCGGCGCGTTATGGGATAGACGCTATCGGTGAGTTTAATTACAACTTTGCTGGCGGCACATACATGCCAAATGCAACGGGTGCGCCCGGTACTATACAAGCCGCCGCATTGTTGACAAGCGGCACACAAGATCAGGCCAAGGCATTTGTTTATTTAATGGATCGTTACGATCAACTGCCGAACTTTACACTAGATGGCACGGTTAGAATGTTGCGTGGCTTGATAGCTGACCCAAGCGTATATACGGGGTTTGGCACATTAGGCGCTGGGTTTGTTGCGCGTAAGACCGGGGCCGTTGGCATAAAAAAATTGCTAGCAGAAATAGCAAAACGTCCCGGCACGTCAGCCGCTGTTTACACTGGCATTGAGGCTGGCGCGGCTGATCAGTTAACGCAAGGCATTGAGAAGCAGGCTGGTTATGAGATTGACCCAGTAACTGGCGCAATCCGCACAGGTGTCAGCGCCGTTGTAGGTGGGCTGGCTGGCGGCGGCACAATTAAGGCTGGTGAGGCAATTGCGCGTGAACTAGCGCCTGCTGTTCAAAGGGGCTTGACCCAACTTGGTGAAGACGCTGAAGCGCGTATGGCTGAACGTGGGCCGATGACAGACAGGCTGATGTCTGGCGGTGATCCTATGGATGTAATTGATCCGGCGTTGGCGGCTGTTGGCCAGTTGGCTAGGGGTGATGAAGTAATATTATCTAAAGCTGGTGAGGATGGTTTAAAAAATGTTGGCAGTGTTGGCTCAAACACACCTCTAACAAAAGGTGATTTAGAAAAAGCGGATGAGGTTACACAACTATTAGTTTCTAAAATATTAAAAGCAAATCCTGACGCATCTTTAAGTCTTGTTCGTAGCGGCAGTGCGGCTGGCGATAGCAACTATTTAACTTTTGTAACCCCTAATGGAAAAACGGGCCAAATCAGAATTTCTGATCACAGCACTGGCGATAGAAGGATGTCAGACTATTTTGAAATGTTGCCAATGAAAATACCGCCAGAAGGCGAACAAGTTTTCGGACAAATATCAAGACAATCCTTCGACAATAGGATTGATAAAATTGTTCAACTTATGACCCAGCCAAAAGCAGAGGCTAACCCAAACAGAATATCAACGCGCTTGCCAACAGCCAAAGGCGCGACAGATGATCCTATTGCACAACCATTGCAAATAGGTCTTGATGAAATTAAGTCAGACCCTGTAGTGTTTGAACATAATGTTGGTATCGTTAAAAAATATCCAAACATGACAGACGCTGAAGCCGCATTGCCACCAGAAGAGGCAAGCGAAGCCTTTATTGAACACGCTAAAAACAATTTACTTTGGGTCTTTGATAAGGTTCCAGAGCAAACTAGGGAAAGATCAAAGCTTTGGTACGATGGCGCTAGAGCAATTACTGATAGGTGGTCAAAAAAATATAATGTACCAGACGCATCTATAGCTGGTGTGTTGGCGGCTTTGTCACCGCAAAAAGATTGGTATATGAATGTTAGTTTGGGTGAGCGCGTTTTAGACATTATGTCTAACCAGCAAGACACTATGTTTAGCAATGAAATGATGGATCGCGCTTTTACAATATTTCCTAAAGAAAAAGACCGCGCAGTCATCCAAGCCATATCAAATAAAAAATTATCTGAGTTAGAATTGCCAGCAGAAAAAGCTATATGGTTGCGTATATATGACGAAACCTATGGTGATAGAAGCCACCAAATCATATCACCAGAAGGTGATTTTATAGGCACTGCATTGACAGCCAAAGGTGATCCAAAGGGAACTGGTTGGGGGTCTGTCGTTGAAATATCAAAGGCTATATCTGCGTTTGAAAGTGGCGGCGATAAAAATATATTGACCCCTTTAATGGGTACAAAACATAAAGTTCGTAGTTTCTACAACAACATATTAGATCCAAATGGGCCAAATGGTGATGTGACGATTGACACACATGCCGTTGCGGCGGCGCTATTGCGCCCATTATCTGGTCAGGCAACAGAGGTGCATCACAATTTTGGCAGTAGTCCCGGCAAAGCCAAG